GTCCAACAGGAGTAACTGGAAACACTGGACCAACTGGCCCTACTGGAGTTACAGGAGACGCAGGAGTTACTGGCGACACTGGTCCTACAGGAGTCACTGGAGACACTGGTCCAACTGGACCAACAGGTGTTACTGGTGATGCAGGTGTTACAGGTGCCACTGGGCCTACAGGTCCTACAGGTGTAACTGGCGACACAGGTCCTACAGGACCAACTGGAGTTACTGGCGATGCAGGTGTGACTGGTGATACTGGACCAACAGGTCCTACAGGAGTAACTGGAGACACTGGTCCTACAGGACCAACAGGAGTCACAGGAGATACTGGCCCTACAGGTGTAACAGGAGATGCTGGTCCAACAGGACCCACAGGAGTTACAGGTGACACTGGACCAACAGGTCCAACAGGAGTCACTGGAGATACAGGAGCAACTGGCGTAACTGGAGACACAGGTCCCACAGGACCTACAGGTGTAACAGGAGATGCAGGAGTTACAGGAGCAACAGGTGTTACAGGAGACACAGGTCCAACTGGACCTACAGGAGTCACTGGTGATACAGGATCTACTGGACCTACAGGAGTTACAGGCGATACAGGAGTAACTGGAGACACTGGGCCTACTGGCCCAACAGGTGTCACTGGTGATACTGGTCCTACAGGACCAACTGGTGTTACAGGCGATACTGGACCAACTGGTGTAACTGGTGACACAGGGCCAACAGGATCAACTGGAATGACTGGAGACACAGGCCCAACAGGGCCTACTGGTGTCACAGGTGATACTGGTCCTACTGGAGTAACAGGAGCCACAGGTCCTACAGGACCAACTGGAGCAAACGCTCTATGGAATTTTACAGGTGCTTATAGCCCAGGTGCATCTTATGCAATTGGAGACATAGCAACTTATGATGGATCAACTTGGTATCGTACTGATGCACATGGTGGAAATGTTGGAGACACTCCTTCATTAGTATCACCATATTG